ACTTTTGAAGGAATTAATCCCTTAAAACCGGCGGCAATGGACGACCAGGTCACATCTTCATGATTATTAGCCGCCCACGCTCCCCAACGCTCAAGAACCATCTGAATATCACGCATCAACTTACTCCACAAAACTCAGACCAGAACGCCAATTACAAGCAAAAATCAACAAAACAGTATTAGTTGATTGTTATCTCTGACTTCATACTCCTGCTCCTGTCAGTGTTTTGGCGTAATTCTTCAGTATTCGGTAATCGGTCAAAACAGAACCGGGGAAACGATATAAGCGCAGACGCCCCCAGCGGTGGCGAAGAAGTTCTGCCATATTAAACTCAAACATCATTCATTCCCCATTTCGGTGATGGTCAGTTCCAGCCTCCCACCTTTGGTAACAGGCATCTTCACAACGCGGTAATCAACGACCTGAGCATCATCCAGCCAGAAACCTGCTTTAGTGAGTGCGTCAAAAGCGGCTTTTTGCAGATTATCCAGGTCACGGCGACGGCGATCCGGCATGTGGCACTCAATGCGGATTTTCACAGGCATAGCCAGGCCGATATCTAGCATTGCGTTTTTAATGATTCGGGCGACGTTATCGCGGTATGCCTGCCCCTCTGCGCTGATGTGCGTGCGTCCGCGATTATGGCGGTAATAGCGATTATTGCTCGGAGGCCAGGGTAATGTGATGCTGTAGGTATTCACGCCTTAATAACCCCCTCTTTCAGCCAGATAACCTGTGTTCTCGCCATACCTTCCAGCGCGCATTCTTTTGCATATGCAGCATCGACAAAATGTGTGCGGCGGTCGATTTCGTCGTGGCAGGCAGAACATGCAATGGTGGCAATCAGGTCTGGCGGTTTGATACCGGTACCGCACAATCCAGCCAGCCGGATATGTGCCAGTACAGACGTCTCAGAATTGCCATTACATACGCCAGGGATTCTTACCTGGCATTCCCGACCACGCGCTGCTTTTCTCAAATCAGCCATGATTCCTCCTTGCTGCCAGTCGCAACCATTTTTTATCAACCAGGCTAGCGGTATATCCGAGCAGTGTTGGTATTTCGGATGGCTTCAGCTCAGGCTTACGCTTACGACGATTTGATACTCTGTAGATGTGTCCGTTCATGACACGAATAAGCGGTGTAGCCATTACGCCTCCTGCTTGTCGCGGAGCAGCTGGAACTCGCAGCTCTGCGGAATAGTCAGGTGGCAGCCAATATTCATCGCCCAGGCTTCAACCTTACACAGGAAGACATACATCTCTCCGGTATCAAGATTGGAGGTATGACGTAATGACTGAATGGTGGTGATTTCACCGGTTACGACATCAACCAGTTCTTTGGTTTCATAACCGAGATAAGTGTGTTTGAGAGCATCTTTTACCCAAGCTGGAGTGGCGAACGTTTTACCCCTGCTGATGAGGTATTCACTGATTTCGCTGTACCACATGTGGCTGAGTGCATTCTGGGAAAGACTGCGTCTCTCGCGCCACGGTTTAAGCACCATGCGAAAGCATTTGCCGTCCTCCAGATAAGGCTGGATCTGCCGACCGATAGCGGTGAAGTTACCGCGATGCAATTTGATACCATCTTGTGGGAGGTTCACGCTTCACCTCCGCAGAGATCAAACGCTGGATGCAAAATATCGCAGGTGCATTTCTGCATCTGTGAATGGAGAAGAGAGGTTGGATTGTATGTGCGCATAAACGTCCCCGTTTAGCGCAGAAGTCACCGAAGTTGTTCAGGCTCCGATTACTTAATTATGGCAAGTTGATTATCGCAAATCAAAGGTTTTAATTGTGCTTTATTCTTTCAAGCGTTTCCTTCATACCAAAGCCTATAAAGTTTTTCTTCTTCGTTTGGGTTAATAGGCTCACCATGTTTTAATTTTTCAGTGTACAAAATTGTTGAACAAATCGCGGAAGTTAATCCAGTGATCGCCATCTGCCGCAGATCGGATTTTTGTGTCCCCCTCAACAGACGATCTCCCATCCATGTAATAATTGTATCCATGCTTCAGCCCTTCTTAGTAAATAGTGTGTAGGGCGACTGAAGGACCGAGTTTATGCTTTTTCGCATTGCTTTCAGTTAGTAGACCGGTATAGCACCGGAAACAATCCTACGGCAAATTGGTTGTCTGACCTCTCGGTTTTTCGTGCATTAACCGATACCCACTACAGTCTCGGCGAAAGCTGCACACCCCCAAGGTGTACTGGTAGCACTCGGCACAGCCTAGCGCGCCACTTTCTTCTCACTATCCAGTCTAATTTTATCCCCTAGTCAGACACTCAGATGTAGTGCTCAGCAGCGGCATGCGGGGGAATACAAAAACTCGGACAAAATTGGGCCCTCCTTTTTGAATCACTCGCGGGGATGTAGTTATTAATACATGGGAAAAGATCTGTTTTCAAATCCAACATTATATGGTTTCAATACCACGGGGTGGCTATGTGTTTCTCATTATTATTTACAATCTACTGTAATCGCTCCGAACGCAAATGCGTCAATACTCGAATCAACTGATCATCCTGCCACGACTGAAATCTCAAATAGGCCGTTTCTCAAGTAAGAGATTTTGAATGCATTATTGGCTACTGAAATAAAAAACCCAGCGCAAACTGGGTTCATATGAAATTTTTTTGTCATTTCCAATTGCAAGACTGTGAAATTTTTTCCACAACCTTATCAATCTCAGACAAGTCAAACTCAACTACTTGCATAGTTGATCCATAAGGTTCAAACCCAAAAATAGCTTTTTTATGCTTAGCCAAGGTCTTTATAAATTGTATTGGTTGTGGAGCAAATGCAGAATCACCGCCTTCCCCACCTCCCCAAACACTCTTGACCGGCTTTCCGCCATCTAACCGCACTGTAATTCTTGGGTTGTCCGAACCCATATAATCATTGAATGATAAATAGGCATCTGTTTTGTTATCACTACAACGCAACACCAGTGAAGTTGCACGATCAGTACCTGCTTTGTTATATGAATCTGGTGATAAATTAAGAGCCACAAAGTCAGTCTGGTCAGTCATTTTATTTATCTCAGACTTTGTTATCCACGGCCCTAACTTCTCTACACCAGCATTTGCTGTAAACGAGGCACTTATAACAAAGGCTAAAATAAATTTTCTCATAACCCTATCTCCTTGGATTCAAAGAACTAAATATTATCAAGTCTCTTGCCACTAGAAAACCCACTTTATTTCCAAACTCTGATGGCATTCCTGAAAATCCGCTTCATACTCACTTGCCCCGCCCTATCATCCTGAGTAGCTAACCGTTAAACAAACGTTCGCCAGACCTTACCATCAATGACCAGGATTCCTGCCCGCGTCATTTTTGCCGCAGCCTTATTTATGCTGGTTAATGTCACACCTGTTGTCGCAGCAACGTCCGGCGCACAGAAGCTCTTGTGCGTCTCCAGATAATGAATAATTGCCTCTTTGCCCGTCATACAGTTGCTCCTTTCAGTCCGAACTTCGCTTTGATTTCTGCGATCTTCGCCAGAGCCTGAGCCCGGTTAAGTGGTCTACCGCCCATGACAGGAAGTTGTTTTACTGGTTCAGGTATAGCCTCACCACGGTTAATTCGTGCGGTCATACAGGACAGTTCATCGGCAGCCTTGCGCCGTAATTCCGCGTCAGTCAACGCATTGGCCCGCATGTTCTGATACAGGTTGGTAACCAGCCAGTAGTGCGCGTTTGATTTCCACGGATAAGACTCTGCATCCGGATACAGCCCGCGCTTCCGGCAATACTCGTAAACCATATCAACCAGCTCGCTGGCGTTTGGCAGCCCGGCGGTAACGGATGCTTCTTCCCGGCACCAGGCGACAAACTGCCCGGGTGATGGCAGGAATGGTCGATTCTGCCGACGGGCTACGCGCATTCCAGCGTTAACCTGTTCCATTGTGGTGATCCCGTTTTCCCGAAAAGCCAGCACCCACTGGCGGCGGATTTCGTTCAGTTCATTCTGGTCACGGTTAGCCAGGCTCGCCGGGAAAGTTGCCAGTAACTGGCTGAACACACCGTTGATGATCTGCGCTACCTGCTGTACCTGCGGCTTTTCGTCGTACTGTTCCGGCATGTTGTTGGCGATCCGACGCATCTGCTCACGGTCAAAGTTAACCATCTGTGCGGCGATGTTTTTCATAAATCCACCCCGTAAATCCAGTCAGTGTTTGTCAGGTCGAGTTTTGGTTTGCTGGCTATCATGCCTGCCTGTTGCTTGTTACGGTTGATTTCGAGTTGGGTCCACTTGTCGCGGAGTTTGGCCGGACTTAGCACGTTACCGGACCAGAAGTTGTCCTGGCATGCCCAGCGGAAAAGCACGCACATGTCGCGGTGGTTACGTCCGTCACGTTCACGCATCAGGCGGATATCGTTAGCCCACCCTGCAAAATTCGGTTTTCTGGCTGATGGTGCGATGGTCTTCACCATGTCAAACATCCACTCTGCGGCGGTCAGGTCTTCTGCTGTCCCCCACTTGCTGCCGCTCTGAATTGCAGCATCTGGTTTCACCACAGGAAGATCGTTTTCTGGTTGGTCAGAGGATTCGCCAGAATTCTCGGACGAAAAAGGTTTTATATTGTCTTTTGTTAGTTTGTCTTTTGTGTTTACCTGATTCGGGTAAACGCCTTTACCTGATTTGGGTAAACTTTTCTTACCTGATTCAGGTAAATTTACCTCTTTCAGGTAAACTTTATTTTTCTTACCTGATTCGGGTAATGTTGACCATTCACTGACCACATTATTAATACCGATATTCCGCCCGCTCTGAATCAAAATCCCACGCTTTACCAGAACACTTTTTGCAGCAGAACACTTGTGCGGTAATATCCCGGTCAATCCGGACAGTTGCTCGTTGCTCACCCAATCCAGTTTTTTATTAAAGCCATATGTTTTGCGCATGACAGCCAGGAAGACCAGAAGCTGGTGCTGTGTTAATCCGGCCAGCATCACAGCTTCCAGCAACTCATTTGCAATGCGCGTATAACCATCATCGAGATCTGCCACGCGCGGCTCCTTTTGTGCCGCATCCGGCACTGGAAAATTGAATATCTCAGCAGTGTTTGCCATAATTCCTCCCGCAATGAGTGTGTTACGATTTGCACCTGAAAGTCGGTTCTGTTCCAGCAGACCGGCTTTCGCCATTTCTGAACCTGTCATATCGCCCCCAGCATGGTAGTAACCATCGCCATCAATGGACCAGCCAGATCTGGGTCCACACGAAACATCGATACAATACCTTCACTAATTTCCTTCAGTTTCTGGTGGCGTGGTGCGTTAAGAATGACAGCCTGTTTTGCCTCACTGAGTTCCTTTTCCATTTCAGCCAACCTGGCCATGAAGCTATCCTGCTCAACCAGGTAACCGCGATATTCCAGCGGTAGTACCGCCAGAATTGCCGGGGTCAGTTCACGCACGTTATTTCGGTATTTTTCAGAATCGAATTTGTTATCGAGGAAGCGGAACAGCTTCTGGCGTGCACGGCTGACATCATCAGGGAAATCGATGGTGCCGCCGCCCTGCTCCCGATACTCATTCACAATGAGTGTGGCAACGACATCCTGATTATCTACAGCCGACCAGGCGCGGACGGCATCACGGATTTTTTCGTGGCCTGGCACCTGTTTTGTTTGAGAACGATTTATCACCGCAGTCGGGCTAAATCCGCTAGTCTGTTGGTATGGAAGTGGTTGCATAATTGACTCCTTTAGTTTGAATTGACTGTTAAGTTGATTGCTTATTGTTAAAGAGCGTGAAATGGAAATTTAAGCTGCGTTCTTTTCGGTGTGTGGAAACAACTTCGGAAGATCCGGGCGAATCTGGTATGCCTTCACTACTCCACCAGTAGCCGTAACAATGCTGCCGACATGTTCAGGGGATACCTTTGCTTTGTTGTGAAGCCACTTATAGACGGCCTGCTGTGAAACTTCGCAAGCAGCGCCCAGTTTCTTTTGTGAACCAACGATATTGATCGCTGTTTTGATAGCTGGGTTCATAACAACCTCCGTGGTTAATTTGAATCAAGATTAAAACTATGGTTGTTTTTAGTCAACAACCATTTTCGTTTGATGGAATAAAACCTTGGTTGTACATTTGGACTATGAAAACAACACTCTCAGAAAGACTTAAAGAAGCCAGATTAGCGCGAGGCCTTACACAAAAGGCGCTTGGGGATTTGGTCGGGGTTAGCCAGGCTGCTATTCAGAAAATCGAAACAGGGAAAGCTAATCAAACAACTAAAATCGTGGAGATCGCGAACGCTTTGGGTGTGCGCGCAGAATGGTTATCTTCTGGCGTTGGAAATATGTCAGACAGTACAGTGCAACCAATACAATCAACTGTCAGCCATTCCAAATACTTCAAGATTGACGTTCTTGATATAGAAGTCAGTGCTGGGCCGGGAGTCATCAACCGTGAGTTTGTAGAAGTTCTACGCTCGGTTGAGTACTCGTTTGACGATGCTCGTCACATGTTCGATGGTAGGAAGGCGGAAAATATCCGCATCATTAACGTGCGTGGTGACAGCATGTCAGGAACGATCGAACCAGGTGATCTGCTGTTCGTTGATATCACAGTTAAATCTTTCGACGGTGATGGTATCTATGCGTTTCTGTACGACGACACAGCCCATGTAAAGCGCCTGCAAATGATGAAGGATAAGCTGCTGGTCATCTCTGATAACAAAAGCTACTCACCGTGGGACCCGATCGAGAAAGACGAGATGAACCGGGTGTTCATCTTCGGTAAGGTTATTGGGAGCATGCCGCAGACATATAGGAAGCATGGGTAGTACCAATTAAAAATTATCAACTGGGCATTGTGCTCATTCAGTAAAGAACTAATTCCTATCTTTGCTCTAGGTAGTAATATTAAGCCACCGCAATAATATCTTTACCTAACGGCGTAAGAATCCCGGTCACCGTGCCGGGTTTTCTTTTGCCCTCCCCTCATCACACACACCGTTAAAAAAACCACCATAACCTCGCTTCAGTTATCGCTATGCGATTCAAGTCACAAAATAAATCCATCCTAAATACAACCAGTTATATCTAAAACAACCAATAAAACAACTTTTGTTGTTGACGATAAAACAACTATAGTTTTAAATAAGTTCATCGCAACAACACAACGATACGGCAACTACCTGATTCACCGTTGCGATGACCGCTTAGATCCGCAGTTTGAATTTCAGCAGGCTTCGGGGAGTGCGAGGGGTGAAACGGACGCGTGAACGTCGGTGTGACCAGCTGAAATTAACTCAACATTTCATACCTCAGTCGCTTCAACGAGGCGGCTTAGTTATGACAACCGGCGGCCATCCACCGCCTGAATATGCGCAGAAGTCTCTATATGTTCAGCAGCCCAGCTTACGGGCAGGAGTTTTTATGGTTCATCAACATTACGGAACACAGACCGTTAATCGCGGCGCGGTCATGCCAGGAATGCTGGTCAAACACAAAGATGGTACCTGGACTGCATCAGCTAATTTACGCGGACGGCTTTATCTGCATCGCGGCATCGAGCGCACTTATACCAGTGATTTGCTCGTGGAAGTTTTTCTCGACGGACGCGGTAACGGCCTGAATCACTAACCCCCCTTTCCTGTTTTCCTAATCAGCCTGGCATTTCGCGGGCGATATTTTCACAGCCATTTTCAGGAGTTCAGCCATGAACGCTTATTACATTCAGGATCGTCTTGAGGCTCAGAGCTGGGCGCGTCACTACCAGCAGCTCGCCCGTGAAGAGAAAGAGGCAGAACTGGCAGACGACATGGAAAAAAGCCTGCCCCAGCACCTGTTTGAATCGCTATGCATCGATCATTTGCAACGCCACGGGGCCAGCAAAAAAGCCATTACCCGTGCGTTTGATGACGATGTTGAGTTTCAGGAGCGCATGGCAGAACACATCCGGTACATGGTTGAAACCATTGCTCACCACCAGGTTGATATTGATTCAGAGGTATAAAACGGATGAGTACAGCACTCGCAACGCTGGCTGGGAAGCTGGCTGAACGTGTCGGCATGGATTCTGTCGACCCACAGGAACTGATCACCACTCTTCGCCAGACGGCATTTAAAGGTGATGCCAGCGATGCGCAGTTCATCGCATTGTTGATCGTCGCCAACCAGTACGGCCTTAATCCGTGGACGAAAGAAATTTACGCCTTCCCTGACAAGCAGAACGGCATCGTTCCGGTGGTGGGCGTTGATGGCTGGTCCCGTATCATCAATGAAAACCAGCAGTTTGATGGCATGGACTTTGAGCAGGACAATGAATCATGTACATGCCGGATTTACCGCAAGGACCGTAATCATCCGATCTGCGTTACCGAGTGGATGGATGAATGCCGCCGCGAACCATTCAAAACCCGCGAAGGCAGAGAAATCACGGGGCCGTGGCAGTCGCATCCCAAACGGATGTTACGGCATAAAGCCATGATTCAGTGTGCCCGTCTCGCCTTCGGATTTGCTGGTATCTATGACAAGGATGAAGCCGAGCGCATTGTCGAAAATACCGCATACACTGCAGAACGTCAGCCGGAACGCGACATCACTCCGGTTAACGATGAAACCATGCAGGAGATTAACACTCTGCTGATCGCCCTGGATAAAACATGGGATGACGACTTATTGCCGCTCTGTTCCCAGATATTTCGCCGCGACATTCGCGCATCGTCAGAACTGACACAGGCCGAAGCAGTGAAAGCTCTTGGATTCCTGAAACAGAAAGCCACTGAGCAGAAGGTGGCAGCATGACACCGGACATTATCCTGCAGCGTACCGGGATCGACGTGAGAGCTGTCGAACAGGGGGATGATGCATGGCACAAATTACGGCTCGGCGTCATCACCGCTTCAGAAGTTCACAACGTGATAGCAAAGCCCCGCTCAGGAAAGAAGTGGCCTGACATGAAAATGTCCTACTTCCACACCCTGCTGGCTGAGGTTTGCACCGGTGTGGCTCCGGAAGTTAATGCTAAGGCGCTGGCCTGGGGAAAACAGTACGAGAACGACGCCAGAACCCTGTTTGAATTCACTTCCGGCGTGAATATTACTGAATCCCCGATCATCTATCGCGACGAAAATATGCGCACCGCCTGCTCTCCCGATGGTTTATGCAGTGACGGCAACGGCCTTGAACTGAAATGCCCGTTTACCTCCCGGGATTTCATGAAATTCCGGCTCGGTGGTTTCGAGGCAATAAAATCGGCTTACATGGCCCAGGTGCAGTACAGCATGTGGGTGACGCGAAAAGATGCCTGGTACTTTGCCAACTATGACCCGCGCATGAAGCGTGAAGGCCTGCATTATGTCGTGATTGAGCGGAATGAAAAGTACATGGCGAGTTTTGACGAGATGGTGCCGGAGTTCATCGAAAAAATGGACGAGGCACTGGCTGAAATTGGTTTTGTATTTGGGGAGCAATGGCGATGACGCATCCTCACGATAATATCCGGGTAGGCGCGATCACTTTCGTCTACTCCGTTACAAAGCGAGGCTGGGTATTTCCCGGCCTTTCTGTTATCCAAAATCCACTGAAAGCCCAGCGGCTGGCTGAGGAGATAAATAATAAACGAGGGGCTGTATGCACAAAGCATCTCCCGTTGAGTTAAGAACGAGTATCGAGATGGCACATAGCCTCGCTCAAATTGGAGTCAGGTTTGTGCCAATACCAGTAGAAACAGACGAAGAATTTCACACGTTAGCCGCATCCCTTTCACA